GTTCAATCAAAGTATGAATGTTGCTATCCTTGCAAATAAGCAAGCCACTGCAAGAGAAATTTTGAGCCGTCTTAAGCTCGCGTATGAATATCTACCACTCTGGCTACAGCAAGGAATCGTTGAGTGGAATAAAGGATCAATTGAGCTAGAGAATGGTTCACGGATTATTGCATCATCTACATCTGCATCTGCTGTTCGTGGTGGTTCGTTCAACATGATCTTCCTTGACGAATTTGCACACGTTCCTCAGAACATTGCAGAGGAGTTCTTTAGCTCTGTGTACCCTACAATTACATCTGGACAATCAACCAAGGTGCTCATGGTTTCCACCCCAAACGGGTTAAATCTATTCTACCATTATTGGCGAGGTGCAACAAAGAAGCCAGGAGAACACGGTAAGAACGAGTACATACCAATCGAGGTACACTGGTCACAGGTTCCAAAATTTCCCGGTGGTCCGCTTCGAGATCAGGAGTGGAAAGAGCAACAAGTCAAAAATACAAGCGAACAGCAGTTCCAGTCTGAGTTTGAGTGTGACTTTATTGGTTCTACGAATACACTCATATCATCAAGTAAGCTCCACTGTTTGAACTACATCACCCCAATACACAATAACAATGATGGTCTTGCTGTATACGAAGAACCAAAGGAAGATCATGTATATGTTATAGTTGTTGATACTGCTCGTGGACAGGGGTTGGACTACAGTGCATTCGCTGTCATAGACATCACTGAGAGTCCATACAAGCTCGTAGCACGCTTCAGGAACAACACCATCGCTCCTTTGGTATATCCAACCGCAATCAAGAGTGTGGGGGATCGATATAATAACGCTTTCGTTTTGATTGAGATTAATGACATTGGTGCTCAGGTGGCAGATATTCTATTCCAAGATCTAGAATATGAGAACGTACTACAGGCAGTATACAAGGGAAGAGCAGGACAGGTCATTGGTAGTGGGTTTGGTAGTGCCAGTTCACAGTATGGTGTTCGTACAACCGTGCCAGTGAAGAAGCTCGGGTGCTCTGTCCTAAAGAGTCTTATCGAGAATGATAAATTGCTCATCGATGATATGGAAACCATACAGGAGATGTATACATTTGTTGCGAAGGGTCAGTCATATGAAGCTGATGATGGTCATAATGATGATCTTATGATGTGTTTGGTTTTGTTTGGTTGGTTGACACGGCAGGATTATTTTAAAAATATTACAGATCTGGATATCCGTAAGGACATCTATCAGGATGAGATGCAGAGAATCGAAGATGATATGGTTCCATTTGGGTTTTTGCCCGGATTGGATGATGATGAAGAAACCTCATTTTGGGATGGTGATGACTACTGGAAAGCTAGTGATTCTGAATCCTCTGAAGACTCATTTCTATAAATAACATAGACAAAGTATCTTCTCGGTAGGGAATAAAATGGCAAATATAGACATTACGAATATTTCTTCTCCTAACGTTGGTGTGGCTCCCTTGCAGACAGCACCATCCAATTCACATAATGCGGGATTCGTTAGTCCCACATCATCGGATTTTTTGAATGCATTGGGCACAAATCAAGAGAAATCTCAACAGTATATGGATATAACAAGCGTTAATGATTTATATGGTAGATTATCTCAGTATACAAATAATACTATTAGTTCTACGTGGGAAAAGGATTTTTATTCAGTCTCAAACTATCTTCTATATGGAGGGAACGTATGTGTAGTAGGTTCGAGTGATCCATACCACAAGCTCCAAAAGGAAATGGGTTTTAAGAGCATCGACACAGTTTTTAGTTCCGATGAATCAAATAATAACAAACTAGCAGCAATTGGAACCGCTCGTAGATGTATTGCAGTAATTGGTATACGTCAAACTAAATATATTGGAAACACGACAAGTAGTAGTTCGGCTCTTTCTCCAGCACTACCACCAAATACTGCTGGCGATAGGTATCAGTTCTTGATTGTGGGTCAAAAGTTACACGATTCCTTTGATGGTTCGTCAACAATATCATCATTACTTTCTGCTGATGTTGCAGGTCTTATGGCAGAAAAGCAACATAACACTAGTTATGGAGAATCGCCTGCTGGTTACGAAGCAGAACTTAAAAATGGAAAATTAGAATTTCCTATTGACTCGGATAGTGCAAATTATATTTTAGCTGCCAGAGCAAACTACTTTAAAACCATAGCAGGCAAATCGGTTCTTTTTTCGGACACTACAAAATCCGATCTAAACACTGATAGTGATGCACTAAAGTATGTTAATGGTGTACGCATTTTTACTCATATTGAAAGTGGATTGGAAACAATCGCAGATCAAGCAATGTTCAAAGTTAATGATGCTAGAACACGCAAATTATTCACTAACAGAGCAACTACTATGTTGAGAAAAATGCTCAATGCTGCGCTGATAGATGAGTTTACTGTTATCTGTGATGAGTCAAATAATCCAGCGTCCATTATTAATGCCAATATACTAAAGGTATACGTCCTCGTCGCGATGGTTGGTAGCATTCAGAGAATACTATTAGAAGTCAACACAAATAGAAACAACAATACGACAACTATTACAGCAACTACCGCAACCACAACAAGTTCAGTTAGTTCTACAAGCACTAGTAGAACAACAACAAGATCAACTTCTTCCACTAACACGTCATCTGGCTCATCTTACTAGGAGATAGAAGTTTTATGGGCTCGAATAATCTACAAGACTTCATTGATGAATTTAACGGAGGAAATAGAAGCCACCGTTATGATGTAGAAATGGACTGGCCTACTGCGGCGCAGGGTGTAAATACTAGTGGTGTTGACCTTAATAAATTTTTTGTTCGATCTGTTGCATTACCAGCAAGTCAAATAAATCCAATAAGAATTCCATATCGAGGAAGAGTTCTAAAATATCCTGGCGATAGAATATTCTATCCGTGGACGTTTAGAGTTCTAGATCAAAACGTTGGCAACGGAGCAAATAAATCTATATGGAACAATTTCAATGCCTGGAGTAATTACATCAATAATTATACCGACAATATTCACAATGATAGCTGGGACGCTTTTACTGCGGACTGGACAATACAGCAAACAGATGCAGAAGGTGATGTAATAAAAACTGCAACTATTTACGGTTGTTGGCCAACCGTCGTTGGTCCAATAACGCTGGATTCTAACGCTATAGATACTTTAGTAGAATTCACAGTAACTGTCGAATATCAATGGGCAGAAATAGATTAATATTATGGAGCACGATAACAAATGGCATTAAATATACTCGGATTTACAATAGGAAGAACCCCAGACGGAGAAACTGTCGAACCAATAAAGGAGGCAGAAAAATCTCCAATTGTACCGGATGAATATGATGGTTCTTATATGTACGAAACAGGAGGAATCCTTGGTACATACGTAGATTTCAGCGGTGCAGTCCGTGACGAAAATGCCCTTATTCAACAGTATAGGGGAATTGCACTCTACCCAGAGGTTGATAATGCTATTGAAGACATCTGTAATGATGCAATCGTTATGGGTAGTGATAGAAAACCTGTAAAATTAGGTCTAGATAAGGTAGATCTATCAGAGTCAATCAAAAATAAACTATACAACGAGTTTGATTATGTTCTACGTCTAATGGATTTTCATACAAAAGCGTATGAAATTTTTAGACGTTGGTACGTAGATTCTAAATTGTTTTATCATATGGTAATTGATGATGAAAATCCTACTAGGGGAATTACAGAATTGCGACCAGTTGATCCAACTAAGATTAAGCGGATACGGAAAATAATTAAAGATAAAACATCACCTAACAGCACAGACACGCCGTTGGTTTCTGGTATCGAAGAATTTTTCATGTACACAAATACAGATAAAGATTCAATTTATCAAACACCATCATCAGGATTGCGGATAACAAAGGATTCTGTTGCGTATGCAAATTCTGGACTGGTTGACGCAAATTCTAAGCGGGTTGTTGGTTATCTACAAAAGGCTATTAGACCTGTAAACATGCTTCGACAAATCGAAGATGCCGTTGTTGTTTATAGAATTTCTCGTGCTCCAGAACGAAGAATTTTTTACATTGACGTTGGTAACCTACCCAAACAAAAAGCAGAGCAATATCTTCGTGAGATCATGCAGAGATATAGAACGAAGATGATTTATGATCAAAATACTGGTCAGATTCAAGACAGTAGGAACCACATGTCAATGCTCGAAGATTATTGGCTTCCTCGTCGAGAAGGTGGTAGAGGAACCGAAATCAGTACTCTATCTGGTGGACAAAATCTTGGTCAGATGGAAGATGTCGAATACCTTCTTCGTAAAGTATACAACGCACTAAATGTACCTGTGACGAGAATGCTTCCAGATAGCGGATTTAATATGGGTAGAGCAGCAGAAATTACCCGTGATGAAGTTAAGTTCTATAAGTATATTGAAAGACTTCGTGGCAGGTTTGGTACTGTTTTCCTTTCTATACTACGAGTCCAGTGCATTCTTAAGGGAATTCTTACTGAAGATGACTGGAACGAAATAAGTCCAACTATAGAACTAGAATATAACAGAGATTCATACTTCACAGAATTAAAAGAAAATGAAATACTAACCAATAGATTGCAGATGTTGAACAGCATTCAGCCTCTTATTGGTCAATATTATTCTACTAATTATGTCAAAAAGAATATTCTCAGAATGTCCGATGAAGAGATAATTAAGATGGACAATGAAATTGAGCTAGAAATGGCACAACAACCACAACAACCTATGATGCCACCCGAGGAATTACAAGGATGAATTCACTTAAAGTAATACAAAATTTACTGGACGAAAATCTTGATGAATTCAAGAATAATGTAAATTCCATTATTGAGAAGAAACTAGAAGAAAACAAAGTAAATTCTGCATTTGAGATTGTTGAAGGCATTTTTAAACATGAAAATAATCTAAATACTGATGGAATACTACATTTAAATGTGGTTGAGGTATTGCAAGAAAGTATTAAGCAGGGATCTAATATTACTCTGGAACTCTCCGATCTTTCTGAAGTAACACTTAAACCACATCAAAGTAAAAAGGTATTACGGGTATTCGATGATATACACGAAGAAAATCAAAAATCTCTGTTAGAGAATTTGATTTCTTCTAAAATTGGTTTCGAAAAATCAATAGATTTTTGTTCTAAGTACAAGAGAAAGGCAAAATAATGTCGCAAAGTTTAGATATAATCAAACACATTCTTGATGAAAACCTTATCGACGCAAAAAAAGCAACTGAGAATTATCTTAATGATATTCTTTCTGGTTCACTGAAGGAGCAATACAAAGAAGTTGCCCCTGAAATGTTCATCGATGAAGTTGAACAAGAAGTCGAAGATTAAAGAAAGGTAAGCATAAAGATGAAACTCATCACAGAAATGGTAGAAGACGTAGAGTGTCTTGTTGAAGGTAAAGACGACTCAAAGGAGTATTACATTCAAGGCATCTTTATGCAGGCTGAGCAAAAAAATCGTAATGGTAGAATTTATCCAATGGAGCATATTAATCCTGCCATTGATAAGTATATTACTGAATACGTAGATCAAAATCGTGCCCTTGGTGAATTAAATCACCCATCGGGTCCAACAGTAAATCTTGATAAAGTATCACATATTATTAAAGAATTGCATTGTGATGGCAATAACTTTATGGGTAAAGCAAAAGTTATTGATACCCCCATGGGTAAGATTGTAAAGAATTTGATTGAAGAGGGAGCAAAACTTGGTGTTTCTTCTCGTGGTATGGGATCGCTCAAGAAATCAGGTGGACTGAACGAAGTACAGAATGATTTTATTCTTTCTGCGGTAGATATTGTCGCAGATCCATCTGCCCCGGATGCTTTTGTTAACGGTATTCTAGAGGGTAAGGAATGGGTATGGGACAACGGATTACTACGTGAACAAGAGATAGCTCGATATGAAAAACAAATCAAAGAATCATCACGTAGAAAACTAGAAGAAACAACCTTGAATGCATTCAAGGATTTCATCTCAAAATTATAAATTGTATAAATAGGAAGAATAGGCTAAAAGGAGCTTTCTAATGCCAGAAGAAACAAACACAGAAGTTACAGAAAATGTAGAGAACTACGGTTCAGAAGATTACGATACCTCTGGTAGAGGCTCACATGATGCCTCTGGTAAAGGTGATATGACTGCCGGTACGGAAGTAATTCCTGATGGTGTCGCACAGGGTAATATGGCTTCGGTTGCTGCAAAGGCACCAGCATATGATCCCGCTACTGTTTACATCCCAACTATGGGTGCAGAAGAAGTAGCAGAGCATCTTGATGCCATGTTTGATGGTCAAGAGCTTTCAGAAGAATTTATGCACAAAGCAGGAACCATCTTTGAAGCTGCTGTCAACAGCAAAATCAATGAGGTTGCTGAACAACTCGACGAATCATATCGTCAAATCCTTTCCGAACAATTAGAAGAAGTAGTTGGTAATCTTGCTGAGAAGCTCGACGAATACCTCAACTATGTTGTTGAAGAGTGGATGGGCAAGAACGAGCTTGCTGTTGATCGTGGTATCAAGACTGATGTTGCTGAGTCATTCATCAAGGGACTCAAGAGCCTCTTCGAAGCTCACTATGTGAACATTCCTGACGAACGTTATGATGTTCTTGACGAACTTTTTGAAGCCAATGAACAACTTCAAGCAGAACTCAACGAACAGATTGACAGTAATGTTGGAATGCGCAGTCAGTTAAATGAGACTGCAAAGCATCAGATCTTCAATCACTATGCTTCAGATCTAGCTGATACCGAAATTGAGAAGTTTGCAGTGTTGGCAGAAAACGTTTCGTTTGATGATGTTGAATCATTTGCAAATAAACTTGGTACGATCAAAGAGTCGTACTTCCAAGGAAATGTACCAACATCTCAGCCTGTAGAACTAATCGAAGAAACTACTAACCCAAGAATTTCAAATGGTTCTGTAATGGACAACTATGTTGACACCGTTGCTTTCCAGATGAGAAATAAATAAACCTTAAGGAGAAATCTAAAATGGATTTTGATAACACAACACCATACGATGCTCTCTGCGAAAAGTGGGATCCCCTACTAGAGCACGAAGCATTACCAAGAATCGAAGATTCTTATAAGAAGAAGGTCACTTCTGTCCTTCTAGAAAACCAAGAAAAGGCTCTTCGAGAGCAGTACCTTACCGAAGCAGGGCCCGCCAACCAAATGGGCGGCAACTTCTCTGATCCACAGGTTGGTTCAGCAGGTAAGCTCGCTGGTTACGATCCCGTCCTTATCAGCCTCGTTCGTCGTGCTATGCCAAACCTAATGGCTTACGACATTGCTGGTGTTCAGCCCATGAGCGCCCCCACTGGACTCATCTTCGCGATGCGTGCTCGTTACACTGAACAAGCAGCAGCCGGTGCTGGTGTTGGTCAGAACACTCACGCAAACAGTGCTGCTGGTGCGGAAGCTCTCTTCCAAGAAGCACAGACTAAGTTCGGTGGTTCGGGTAACACTTCTAGTGGTGCTGCATTCAGTGCAACTGGTGGTGTAAACCCAACTGGTATTACTGGTGGCTTTGCTGGTGGCTCATTCGCGAGTGATCCCCGTGCTGCTCACGGTGCTGCAAACAGCCCCCTTGCCAACACCATGCGTGGAATGCTTACTGGTACTGCCGAGCTTCTCGGTACTGATTCCCAGACCAACTTCCAACAGATGGCGTTCAACATTGATCGCGTTGCTGTTGAAGCACGTTCCAGAGCACTCAAGGCTGAGTACACCACTGAGCTTGCTCAGGATCTCAAGGCTGTTCACGGACTTGATGCAGAGACTGAACTTGCTAACATTCTTAGCACCGAAATTCTCTCTGAAATCAACCGCGAACTCGTTCGTAGTATCTACTACAACGCAGAACTTGGTGCTCAACAGAAGGATCTCACTGGTGTAGCTCCCGGGCTTACTGGTGCAGGTGGTATCTACGACCTCAACGCTGACGCTGATGGTCGATGGAGCGCAGAACGCTTCCGTGGACTCATGTATCAGATTGAGCGCGAAGCCAACGTTATCGCCAAGGAAACTCGCCGTGGTAAGGGTAACTTCATCATCTGCTCGTCTGATGTTGCAAGTGCTCTCGCAATGGGTGGCTTCCTTAACATCTCACCAGCCCTCAACACTCAGCTCGATGTTGATGACACTGGTAACACCTTTGCTGGTGTTCTCAATGGTAAGATGAGAGTCTACATTGATCCTTACTCCACTACAACTGGTACTGACTTCGTTTGTGTCGGTTATAAGGGTGCGAGTCCATATGACGCTGGTATGTTCTACTGTCCCTACGTCCCACTCCAGATGGTACGTGCGGTTGGTCAAGACACCTTCCAGCCCAAGATCGGATTCAAGACTCGGTACGGAATGGTCAACAACCCATTCGCTCGTTCCGATGGTTCCGGTGAAGTCTTCAACACTGCTGCCGGTGGTAACTTCTACTACCGTCTCTTCGGTGTTACCAACCTTCACGGTAACGCACCTGTCTGATCTTGATCTTAGGATCTCAATTAGAATAAGCAGCGAGGGTCTTCGGACCCTCGTTGTTTTTTTATATAAATACTAGTATGAGCGATCAACCAAGAACAAATAACTATCTCGCAACCAACTTCTTTAAATTGGAAATTGATAAATTTCCAACAGTGACGTATTTTTGCCAATCAGTTAATCTACCATCATTAACGGCATCACTTATGGAAGTTCCTGTTGCCGGTATGGGACTACCAATCAAATCCCCTGTTGGTAGATATTCATATGAGAATATGTCTGTATCGTTCCTTGTCGATGAAAACATGGAAAATTGGCTAGAAGTACATGATTGGATGACCGAAATGCGGGCATTTGATACCGACTGTGCAGAAAAACAGTATAGACAATTGTTTTCTGATGCAACTTTACATATAATGGATGGGTCATATACTCCAATCAAAACAGTAACACTAGAAGGAATATTCCCGGTTGGTATTAGTGGCATACAATTTTCATCAGTCGTTGTCGATACTGAACCAGTTATTGCAACAGCAACATTTGCGTTTACTAAATATACAATTGATTAGGAATAATTAATGAATCTAAATGATCTATATGAGATGGTACATCAAGATTTAGATATTGATAAAACAGAACTCGACACAGAATCACTAAAAACTCCCCAGCTACACAATAAATATTTGATCATGCATAGCCAAGAAAAGCTAAAGCTAGAGCAATTACTTTCTGAGAAGAAAATAAAAAGAAAGAATAAATGGCTATACTATACGGGTAAAATGTCTGAAGAGCAGCTACGATTTTATGGGTGGGAACCATTTGATCTAACTATACTCAAAACTGATGTTGATCGA